TATCCTGAACTCTGTATTCGATGCATGGTGCCTCCCTATCAACTGCCAACAATTTCCCATGTCGGATCAAAAAACCATTTCCCGATTCCAACTACCGTTGATGTGTCGCTGGTCAACACGTAGCCGATTACCTTGACGCTATTCGCGGTCGCAACTACTGCGATCGACCCTTCGCTTCCTGTCGATCCCAAATATACCGGTCTACCCGCGAGCGAAGAGAAAAGCGAGGAGTGGTACGAGTTGTACAGGATTCCCCACAACATGAGAATGCACTGTGAATACCCGCTGATATACGAATCGAGCGGTATCGCGAGTCTGGCATTCTTCGCCGACTCTGCCACATTCGCGAGGCTCCATGTCCCGGACGGCCTCTGATAGAGGATATTCCCGAACGATACCCCTACATCTACCGTCTGCGAATAGATCAGAGCGCCCCTGCATGTTTTATCCGTGGTAATAATCCTTACGTCCGGCTGCGCGAAAAAATCCGCCTCGTATGCCCTCTCTGCGGGAAGCATCGTAACGATTACGTCCCTTAAATCCTGTGCTGAAATCTGACCTGTGACATTGTCTGCCAGAAGTGCAAGTAACGCTGCCCTGGTGCGAATTGTATCTGCCATCTTGTAGTCCCCCTAATAATCTAAGCTGGTTTTCTAAAATCATTCGAAAACTCATCGAAGTTGTAATCTCCGCCTGAGTGTCGATCTAACTCCAAATAAAAAGCGCTGTTGAATGCCCCTGTAAAATTAACCCCGTCATAATCGTAAGCATTCGCAAAACTATTGTCAAAATCCCTCGAAAACTCTCCGAGCCGCCAAGAGTTATCATAATGCGGAATGCGGTTAAAATCAATCGACCATGAACGATCAAAAGCGCATCCGCCGAACTCGAATAACACCCGGGTATGAGCTGGCTTGTATTTACTCACCTTCGAAATGAGCGACGAGATATTCACTTCCGCGCTCTCGGTTACGCTGCTTATCGCAATCACAACAAGCCATAAAAATAGAATGGTTTGCTCTCCGATTAAATCCCCGGCTACCGCATACCCCGCCCATAATGGCGTAAACTCCTGAATCGTCACCGTATAACCAAGAGCCGCTGCGATATCGATGAAATATTGTTTATGCTGAGCTCCAATTGCCAGAAACTTCGCCCGGAGTACCGCCACTCTATCCGCTTCTGTAGCCCCGAGCTCCTCGCCTGGTTCCGGTATCGCGTATTCTTCCTCGAATTGCTCAAGGAGTTCGCTCGTATAGCGCGTATCCTTTTCACGGAAAAGATCGTCTACCCTGGAATCGAGTCTCGAGAACTCTACAGCCATACCCTCTAATAATTGTTTTAAACGGGATGTAGGATCCTTTGTCCACGCCCTGCCCGGAGGTAAAAGAGACTGTAAAAGTTCACGATATTCGGTTTCAGTTCTCATGCATACTCCTGGAAAGTGATAGTCCCGAGCGTATGGATTTGATCCGTAGCTGCTGTCACATCCGCTATCGGGTTAATGATTCTATGCATAATCTCGCCGGATGCAGCTCCGATCGCCTCGTAAAGCTGTGACAAGGCTATGGTTTCACCCGGACCTCCGAAAGATTTTATACAATCTGCGAGCCTTGTGAGTATCGCCGTCTGTACTGCGTTGGTATTCGGGTAGACCTGGACAGTCATATCGATTGCCAAAGCCGTAAGCGTAATCATTCGAAGTCCCGCCTCTGCTGTTACGGGAATCCCTATCGAGATATTTGTAACCGGATCGGTATGTGAAATAATATAAGCTTCGACCTGCGCTATTTCCGTCGAGTTTGGAATTATCGGTGTATCGTCATCGCGGACGAATGCAACCCCAACAGTCCCTATCCCGAAATATTCGGGTATCGCCCATGCGCGGGTAACGCCTGGAACTTCGAGACACCACGCCACATAGTCAAAATCACATCCACCTTGCGGAGGTCTTCGCTTCCTCAGCAACACGCGAGCCCTGTAATCATCATCGGTTTCGGAATCAAGCCCCCCCGTGAGTCCCGAACTGCTTACGACTGCTACCGAATCTATCCCGCTTACGGGAGAAACAAACGAAAGTGAAATGCCTCCGGATTCATTATAAGCGAGTCCGACATTCTCGGATGTAAGGTCAATTACTCCGGTTCCGCTCAAAAGCGTTACATTACTGTCCACGGTATAGATATTACCGGAAGCCGATTGTAACCGCGTTCCGGCGTCAACTACATTTCCCGTCGTTCCTGTGACTACCGCTTGCCCTACGGCATGATCCCCAGCCTTGCGCGAAATGCCGATTTCAAGCCCGATCTGTTCGAGATATACGGTATCCGCTGTCATGGCAAATAGTTGACTGACGATATTATCAAGATATCCATAAACAAGATGAATAGCTCCTGAGAGAATCTTCGCTATGACTATAAGTACGGATCGTTTTAAAAATGTTAAGGCACCGACAATCTTTGTTTTTAAATCCGAGGTTACACGAGTATATATTTCTGTGAGTGTTGGTCTTTCAAACGCCAATTTGCGCCTCCCATAAATCTATGTACTTAAAACTTTCTTTAGTTCCATCGGCATAATAGATTTTGATTTCACAATCCAGTCTATCGCCACTATGCTCGACGATGACATCGAACTTCGCCGCAACTTCATCATCGATTATCCACTGTAAAGCCTCTTTGATGTACCCTTCGGTTTTGCGAATATTCTCCTGAGTAGCTTTACCGTCGATAAGCCAAAGCCTGGAGCCTATTTTATCGCCATCTTCAAGCCTGTCTCCCCACCATCCCTTGAACTCGCCGTCATTATGAAGCTTGTCGTCTGCGTTCGCCCGTCGATCCGTGAAAAGGCTTATGAATATCGCAGTTTCAAGTCCAGATTCACGAATAAGATCGCTCCCACCGTCTTCGAGTTCGATGTCGTATTCCATGAGATCGGAATTGTATTTAAGCTTTATATCATTCGCCACTTTCTACGCCCTCTGGAGTTTTAGGCTTCTTTGCTTTCGTAATCTCACCTTTTTCAATTAGCATGGCCGCTATCTCTGACTGCATCTTGGATACCTGGTTATCAATCGAAACCTCATTCTCTTCCACGGCCATTATAAATGTTTCATTTACGATTGTTTCACGCTTTAAAAGCGTCCCGTCTCCGTTGTCGATATATTCAATAGTTTTCATATGTTACCCTCAATATTTGATTATAAATTGAACGCCAACATTTTTCATCTTTGTTTCGATTCCTATCCGTGGTGTTCCGTTTGTTCCGTCAGTAATTATATCTTTTGCTCTACCTCCGCCTATAGTAAATACATCGTTACTTAATGCACTACCTGTTACACGCTCTCCGGCACCCGCAGTTATCGATCCAAAAAACTTATGCCAGTGGCCTTGCGAAGCGTCATCATCTTTATACCCTTGATTTACCGTTACATTCGCCGTATATCCTGCCGAGTTTCCAGAACCACGCGGAACCGCTCCCACCATGTCGGGAATATTGAAATGTGTACCATCTACAATACCGCATGGATTGTGTCTACACGTCTGAACTCCCGTTAGTGCGGCTCCGCTTGTATTCACCTTTGTTCCCGCATAAGCATTCGCGTAACTATTTGCCACGAATATAGAGTTTGCATCCCTGTATATCACATAATAATTACTCCCTGCTACCAATTCCGGAGGGAGCGTACCAGTTGTCTCAAAACTTATACATTCTCCGGTCAATAATCCATGTGAAGCCCATGTCACAATACACGGAGATGCAATCGATATCGATACCGTAGCCGATCGAGTAATAGCTGCAAAAAGATTCGCGTATGTTCCAGCACGAAGCAAGCTCGATCCGTCACACCTAAGCCATCCTGATTCAAGCGTAATTTTCTGTGTAGTTTTAATATCCCCAGGAATCCATACTTGGAAATCCCAGTCTTCGATTTGATCATATATCGCGACCATCATTGCGAGCCTCTGCGCGTCTGATATCGATCTCTTTTCCGCATCGGTAAGAGTCGCGATATATGCATCCTGAGCTGTTTTGACAAGCTGTGCTAAAACTCCCGTTCCCATCTTACGCGCCCTTCAATTTTATAATTCCGCCAGTAATCCCACCATGCGGGATACCTGAAAATGGATCTACGGCTAAATTGTTCGGAATCCACGATCCGGCATCACCAGTTTTAAGCGTAATCCCCAGGGAATCAATTATTATCATAGTCCCGCGATAGTCGAACATGCACACATCCCCTTCGGTAAGCGTCTTAACCCTGGCCTCCCGATCCGCCATTACCACAATCACACCATTCCCGCGGTTCGCATTCGGAAACACCACTACACCCTCGCTTCCCGCCCTGGGTACCGAGGTGAAACCATAATTTTCAAGTCTGTCTATTTCAGAAAGCTTCTCTCCATTTAATCCGGTGCAGGTCACCTTCTGAGTTTTACCTGAATTATTTATAGCAGTTAAAATGCATCTACCCACGATAAGCATGAGTTTGTTTTTAAGCGGCTGCAAATATTTCGCTATATCAAGCATCGAACTCCGCCTTTATTACGGTATCATTTGCCCCGAAAGTTGCCATATCCACAACTCCGATATAAGTTATTTTACCCTCATCGGAGTTCCAGCAAAAGTTGACATCGGAAATGAGCATATTCTTGTCGATTCCAGCCCTCGAATCCTTCACGCGCACCCGGGTATTGATCGTCCATACTTTTCCGTTTTTCTGCACCCAATTCAATACGCGGTAAGTCCGCTTCCGTGAAAGCCCGGCTTTAAACTGCCGTTCATATTTTGCCGAGTTTTGACACTTTCCGGAATCAGTAGCCACATCCGAAAGAATGATTGACGGCCTTGATCTCCTTATAACCGAATCGGTAACACTTGATGAAGGCGAAATATAATCCGCAGTAGCCTTGTTATCATTCCCTACCCCGAGCCCTTTTACTACATAAGAGCTGAATCGGTCTCGATCGCTGAAATCAATACTCGCTCCGGTAGCATTTACACCAAGTTCAATACCGTCGCTCGCGTTCTCGGTTCCAGCTACTACCAGATTTAAATCCCCATCCCCTTTACCGATCGCCATAACTCCGGCATGACGACATAATCTGTGAATGGCTATGTATACCGGCTCCCCTTCTTCGTATTTAAAGCTGTCAATTGCTACACTTGCCGCACCGGATACCGATATCCCAAATGGTGAACATAAATCTTTGGCAATATTGAAAGCGGTTTCGTTTTTCCATTCATTTGGAAGACTGTCTCTTCCGCAATCCACCAAGTCCCCGGTTTTGTCGCGCCCCGCAATCAGTACGTGATTTTTATTACCTCCGTACTGGATATTGATATCCTCAATATAGCCCTTGCAAACAAGCTGCTTATCAATCTTGGCTTCGAACGCATCACCGAGCTTTATTTTCCATTCGGTATGTTTTCCGGGATAGAAATCGGCCATTACAATCTGTATTCGTCCCGAGATTGAGCTCATCGTTTTTACCACATC